GAGACCGCCCATTCGCTAAGCTGGGTGCTGCTGGTTCCCTCTACTGGGACTCTGACACAACAATCCTCCGAGAAGGCTTCTGATGATCGTTTTTGACTGTGAAACAGATGGACTGCTAGATCAGGCTACTAAGGTCCATGTGCTTTCGTGGACAAGTGATGGTAAAGAGTTTCACTCCACTAACAGCTACAAGGAGATGCGGGAGCTTCTGGCTTCTGAGACTATTCTTGTAGGTCACAACATCTGCCGCTTTGATGTTCTTGTCTTGGAGAAAATCCTCGGCATCAGTATCAAGGCTAAGCTGTATGACACGTTGCCTATGTCTTGGGTCATGTACCCCCAACGTCAACTCCACGGGCTTGAGTCCTTCGGGGAAGACTTCGGGGTGCCTAAGCCTGAGATCACTGACTGGGAAGGTCTGACCTACGAGCAATACAAGCATCGTTGTGAAGAGGATGTGAAGATCAACTGGCTCCTCTGGAAAGACCTCATCAAGCGTTTCAAGATGGTCTACAAGGACGACAAACAGTCTATGGACAAGTTCTTCCAGTACCTGACCTTCAAGATGAAGTCTGCTGCTATGGCTGAACAGGCTGGCTGGCGCATCAACAAGGAGCTTGTAGAGCAATCTCTGGCAACCTTGGAGAAGGCTCAGGAAGAGAAGGTCGAGGAACTGCGTCAGGTCATGCCACCTGTGACCAAGTATGCTGAGAAGACCAAACCAGAGAAGATGACCAAGAAGGATGGCACACACAGCAAGGCTGCTATCGACTGGTTCAATCTTCTGGAAGAACACGACCTTCCCCTCTTCCACGAAGACCCTGTGCGTGTCGTTAAGAGTGTCGAACAGCCCAACCCCAACTCGTCCGATCAGGTCAAGGACTGGCTCTTCTCTATGGGCTGGGAACCTTGTACTCACGACTACAAGAAGAACGAGGATGGCACTGAGCGTATGATCCCTCAGGTCCGTAAGGATGGAGAGCTTGCACCCTCAGTCAAACTCCTGATTGAGAAGAACCCCGGAGTGGGATTGCTTGATGGGTTGACCGTGATCCAGCACCGCAAGTCCATCTTCGAGGGTATGCTTGAGTCTGAGGTGGGTGGCTACGTGAAGGCTGAGATTGCTGGCCTGACCAACACACTACGCTTCAAGCACAAGAAGCCTCTGGTCAACCTCCCCGGTGTTGATAAGCCGTGGGGCAAAGAGATCAGGGGTTCACTCATTGCTGACGAAGGTACGATCCTGTGTGGTGCTGACATGGTGTCTCTTGAGGCTACCACCAAGCGTCACTTCATCTACCCATACGACCCAGAGTATGTTGCAGAAATGTCTGTCCCCGGCTTCGATGAACACTTGGACCTTGCTGTTCGTGCGGGCTACATCAACAGTGACGACTACGACTTCTACACACGGGCAGATGAAGATACGGTCAACGACAAGGACCGCTTCAAGAAGATCAAGAAGACCCGCAAGAAGTTCAAGCCCGTCAACTATTCTGCAGTCTATGGTGTTGGTGTCCCTAAGCTGTCTCGTACCACTGGCATGTCCCCTGCAGAAGCCAAGGTTCTTCTGGAAGCATACTGGGAGCGTAACTGGGCTGTGAGACAGTTCGCCAAGGATCAGGAGGTCAAGACTGTGAACGGGCAGATGTGGGTCAAGAACCCTGTGAATGGTTTCTGGTACACGCTGCGCTACGAGAAAGACATCTTCTCAACCCTCAATCAAGGTACAGGTGCATACTGCTTCGATCAGTGGGTTGCACACTACCTGACCAAACGACCAAACATTGTTGGACAGTTCCACGACGAATCCATCAACAGGGTCAAGAAGGGTGAAGAGAAGGAACACGAATCGGTTCTTCGTTGGGCAATCAACAAGGTCAACGAGAAGCTGAAACTCAACATCAAGCTGGACATCGACGTACAGTTTGGTCACAGATATTCCGACATCCACTGAGGGTCAGATGCTGACAGACGAAGAAATGATGAAAGACTATAAACTGGCAGTGAAGACATCTTCTGCTCTTGGCGTATGCCCTATGTGTCTTGGCGCAGGGTATCGAACACACGAGGTCTTGGAGTGCTATCACAGGGGGGAGTACAAAGATGAACACACACCCTGCAACACCTGTGAAGGTCTGGGGTTGGTGACCACCATAACAAAAGAGGTTGTGGCCATCCCTATAGGGTATTACAGGACATCCCCTAAGATTTTCTACCTGCCATATAATGCCAAAGAAAAAGCAACAGAGAAACTTACAAAGGAGTAAGACAGATGGAAAAGAAGACTAAGGGTCTCAAACAACTCACGAAACCTTACAGCATCCCTGTGCGTCTGGCCAAGGGTGGTAAGGAGTACGAGAGAGACAATAGCAAAGAACGCAAATACAAGGTGGCTGGTGAGAAATAGTTCTTGCCTCTGCTTTGAAGAATCTGCTACAATACCCGAATAGCAAAGGAGCTAAACATGGGAACTCGTAAAGTAAAACTGACTGGCTACGCATACTGGGCCAAGGTGTTTGAAGACAACCGCGACAAGACTGGCTTCGAGAATGCGCTGGTTGAGATTGGTGGTCAGACCACTATCGACATGGACCTCGACAACGAAAGCATGGAAAAGCTCAAGAAGTCCAAGTCTATGAAGCGCGGTTCGCCAAGCAATGACAACGATGGTATGACCCGAGTGCGTTTCACCCGCAAGTGGACCGAAGAGTATGGTGGTGGTGAGCCTACCGTGGTCAAGGCTGATGGCACCAAGTGGGACTACGACGAAGATGGTCCGATTGGGAATGGTTCGACTGTTGAAGTTGTCCTCTCTGTCTACGACACATCCCGCAAGGCCATCGTGGGTACTCGTCTCGACAAGGTTAAGGTTCTGGAACACAAAGCCTACAACCCTGATGGTGACGACGATGAGGAAGAAGGGGTGAAGCCCGTAGCCAAGGCCAAAGCACCTGCCAAGATGGAACTTGAGGATGAGATTCCGTTTTGAGTAAAAAATTAGACACCATCGTAGAGGACATCTACAGGGTTGTCGAAGGGAAGGGAGGGTGGGATGCAACTGTCACAGAGTTCTTCTCGTCCTCCCTTTCTAGTATCGCAGAGGCTAGGTTTTCTCAGGAGCAAGTCCCCCGAGATTACCTCAGTCTCTCTGGCATAGGCTCACCCTGTGACCGTAGGCTGTGGTACAAGATCAACCAAACCGAATCCTCAGAGCCACTCACTGCCGAGGCTCTTGGAACCTTCTTCTACGGAGACTTACTCGAAGCCCTCGTGCTGTCACTGGCAAAGGCAGCAGGACACAACGTCGAGGGTATGCAGGACAAGGTTGAAGTCTTCGGTATCCCCGGCTCTCGTGACGCTGTGATTGATGGGGTGACAGTCGATGTGAAGTCTGCATCCAAGTATGGGTTTGAGAAGTTCCGTAAACACAACCTGCGAGAAGACGATCCCTTCGGGTACATCAGCCAGTTGAGTTCGTATGTCTACGCAGGAAAGGATGATCCTCTGGTGAAGAACAAGACCGAGGGTGCTTTCCTTGTCGTTCAGAAGGACAGGTTCAAACTCTGCTTGGATCGTTACGACTTCACAGAAGAGATTGCCAAGAAGGAAGAAGAGATTGAGAGAGTCAAGAAGCTGGTTGCTGGGTCAATCCCAGAGGATCGTATTCCACCTGTCCCCCAATCTAAGACTTCTGAGAACACGGTGCTCTCTACTACTTGTGGATACTGCGACTTTAGGAAGGTATGTTGGCCAGAAGCCAGAACTTTTCTATATTCTACCGGACCAGTATTCATGGTTGATGTCGTTAATGAACCCCGAGTGACGGAGTTAATTGAGTGAGTAGAAGACCCAAAGTTTCACCCGAAGCTAGGGGTTACAGGTCAGGCTTGGAGGGCAGAGTTGCTCAACAACTGGAGACACTGGGGATCAAAGTAGAATATGAAGCCTACAAAATCCCCTATGTCATCCCAGAAAGCTCTCACAAGTACTCACCTGACTTCGTGCTTCCCAATGGGATCATCGTCGAAACCAAGGGGAGGTTTGTTCTGGCAGACAGGAAGAAGCACTTGCTCTTGCAATCCCAGAGACCAGAGTTAGATATTAGGTTTGTGTTCTCCAACAGTTCTGCAAAGATCAACAAGGGATCATCCACCTCTTACGCTGACTGGTGTAACAAGTATGGCTTCATCTTCGCAGACAAACTTATCCCAGAGTCTTGGGTCTCAGAGAAAGGCGACAAGAATGTTCAACTGGCTACGAAAGAAGTTCTCAAAAGAAGAAGAAAAGCCTGACCAAACACTACTCTGGGGTGTCGTAGAGGGACCATTCTCTGCAAAAGAAATCCCAGACTGCGGGTTCCCACCTGAATCGACGATGCTGATTCTGAAAGTTTCCCGTGGTGAAGATGTGTTTGATGCAGAGTTCTGGTTTGATGATCTCGACGAGGCGTATGTCTTGGTGAAGCACTTCCAGACCAACCTGTACCCAATCGTTCTCAACAACAAGGAGCCTTAATATGGCTACTAAAACAGTCGTAGTATTCTCGTGTGCACATGCCGACCCTGCAACAAGCAGCCTGCGGTTCAAAGCACTAGGAAATTTCCTCTATGATCTCAAGCCAGACATGGTGTTTGATTTGGGTGATGGAGCAGACATGAGGTCTCTCAACAGCTATGATGAAAGATACCCTAAAGCACTGGCTACACAGAGCTATGAGAAGGACATTGAGTCCTACAACACAGCCCAAGAACTCCTCCGACATCCGTTCAGACATCACCGGAAGAAGCGACCTTTTTGGGTGGGATTCGAAGGAAACCACGAGAACCGAATTAAAAAATACCTCGCCCTTAACCCAAGGAATGAGGGAGAAAAGTACGGGGTTTCCTTTAGCCATCTTCAAACAGACCACTACTTCGACGAATACCACGAGTATGAAAACAGTGGACCAGCCATCGCCCTCTACGACAAGGTGGCCTACGCGCACTACTTCACTTCTGGTAATTCTTCTACTGCTACTAGCGGCATCCATCACGCTTATACGATGGTGAATAACCTTGGCTGTTCTGCCACCTGTGGGCACTCTCACAAGCGTGACATGTACTTCAAGGATGGTGGGCTACCTCATGGCAACATTGGCCTCGTGGTGGGCTGCTATAAGGGCGCAGAGGAGCACTGGGCTGGGCAAGCAAACAGACAGTGGTGGCACGGTGTGGTAGTGAAGCGTGAGTTGGAGGATGGCATGTACGAGCCTGAGTTTGTTTCCCTCAACCAGATCATGCGAGAGTATGCTGAATGAACTACGAAGTGACAATCCTTGTTGAAGTCCATCCCGAAGCAGCCTTTGCTGGTACCGACGACGAGATGGAGAATGTCTACAGCTTGATTGAATCAGCAGTGTTTGATATTGATGATCTGACGCTGCACACACTGGATGTAATGGAGGCAGGAAATGGCTAAGTGGAAAGACACAGGACTAGACTACTTTGAACAAGAGAAGCAATACACCCCTTCCGCTATGGTGAGGGAGTTCTCTAAAGTTCTTGGTCAAAAACCTGACGTGGCACTGTACCAGAAGTTGATCTGTGAAGAGTACGAGGAGTGGTGCAAAGAGTTGCCACACACCGTGAAGGACTTGAAGGAGCTTGCAGACCTTGTATACGTGATCTACGGCTATGCCCTTGCTGCCGGATATAATCTAGATGAGGCTGTGGAGCGTGTGCATGACAACAATATCGGTCGTTGTGTGCAGCCGGATGGGACCGTCAAGCGAAGGGAGGATGGGAAGATCATAAAGAACCCTGACTACCCTGCTGTCTACTTGGGGGATTTGATCTGATGTCGATCTATCTCTTGACAACTCCCTTCATTGGACTAAAACTACTCGGTTCGATCACATGACAGTGCAAGAGCTTATAGACAAGCTGCAGAAAGTGCAGGACAAGGGGGTTCCAGTTGTATTGGTTGACTGGTCCATCCAGAACCCACTGACATCCAAGTATGACCTCAGCACAAACCGTATCGTGGTGCAAGCACATCGCGTTGCAATCATAATGAGCTAGATCGTGATCGAACTGGCCTCAAAAAGAAAGTGAAAAAATGAGTAACCACCTGCCTACTGACTACCAGTCCTTCATTCACACATCACGCTATGCTCGTTGGCTCGAAGAGTATAAGCGGCGTGAGGGTTGGGGTGAGACTGTCTCTCGCTACATGACTAATGTTGTTGTACCTAAAACCCGTGACGAGATCATCCTTGACGAAATCGAAGAGGCTATCCTTGGTCTGGAGATCATGCCTTCGATGCGGGCTGTGATGACTGCTGGTCCTGCCTTGGAGCGTGACAACACAGCTGGCTACAACTGTTCCTACCTGCCTGTGGACGACCCCAAATCCTTTGACGAGGCTATGTTCATCCTTCTGTGTGGCACTGGTGTTGGCTTCTCTGTTGAGCGTCAATACATCAGCAAGCTGCCTGAGGTTCCTGAGCAAATGTTTACCTCGGAAGATGTGATCGTTGTCCACGACAGCAAAGAGGGTTGGGCTAAGGCTCTGCGTAAGCTGATTGCTATGCTCTATGCAGGGGAAATCCCTAAGTGGGACGTGTCTAAGGTTCGTCCTGCTGGCGCTAAACTCAAGACCTTTGGTGGTCGTGCATCTGGTCCTGCCCCTCTGGTGGAATTGTTCCAGTATACGATTGAGAAGTTCAAGGGTGCTGCTGGTCGTAAGCTGTCTTCGATTGAGTGCCACGACATCATGTGTAAGATTGGTGAAGTTGTTGTGGTAGGCGGTGTTCGTCGCTCTGCAATGATCTCTCTGTCGAACCTGTCTGATGATCGTATGCGTCATGCTAAGTCAGGTATGTGGTGGGAAGGTAATGCTCAACGTGCTTTGGCTAACAACTCTGTGGCCTACACTGAGAAGCCTGACATGGAAACCTTCATGCGTGAATGGCTCTCTCTGGTGGAAAGCAAGTCTGGTGAGCGTGGTATCTTCTCTCGTCAGGCATCTAAGAAACAAGCTGCAAAGAATGGTCGTCGTGATGCTAACCAAGACTTTGGCACTAATCCGTGCAGTGAAATCATTCTTCGCCCGTACCAGTTCTGTAATCTCACGGAAGTCGTGGTCCGAGCTACGGATACACTTGAGGACTTGGAGCGGAAAGTAAAGCTGGCTACGATCCTTGGCACTATCCAATCGACGTACACTCACTTCCCCTATCTTCGTAAGATTTGGCAGAAGAACACTGAGGAAGAGCGGTTGCTTGGTGTGTCGTTGACTGGCATCATGGACAACGTATTCTTGTCTGGTAATCGAGACCTTCCTAACATCTTGGGGCATCTTAAGAATGTCGCTGTTACTACTAACGCTGAGTGGGCTGAACGTCTTGGCATTAATCCTTCTACTGCTATCACCTGTGTCAAGCCTTCTGGCACGGTTAGTCAGTTGGTTGACTCCGCTTCTGGTATCCATGCTCGTCATAGCGAGTATTACATTCGTACTGTTAGAGGTGATAACAAAGACCCTCTGACGCAGCTTATGAAGGATCAAGGTATTCCGAGTGAGCCTTGTGTGATTAAGCCTGAGACTACCACAGTCTTTAGTTTCCCACAGAAGTCTCCCGAAGGGGCTATTACCCGTAACGACATGACGGCTATCGAACAGTTGGAGTTGTGGTTGGTCTATCAGCGTCACTGGTGCGAACATAAGCCTTCTATCACGGTGACTGTTCGTGACAATGAATGGATGGAAGTTGGTGCTTGGGTCTACAAGTACTTCGATGAAGTATCTGGTGTGTCTTTCTTGCCGCACTCTGACCACAGCTACCAACAGGCACCCTATCAGGAGATCAATCAACGGGAGTATGAAGACCTACTTGCTGTCATGCCACCGAAGATTGATTGGACTAAGCTGAGCGATTACGAGAAAGAAGACACTTCCAAAGGGACTCAAACCTTTGCCTGTGTTGGTTCTTGTGAGATCGTTGACTTGACTTAAGACTGCGCCGCAAGGCCCCCTCTTGTCAGCACCTGAACATGTGTATAAACTGTTCGTAACAAACCTTCGTGGAGCACACAGTGACCGTTGAAATAGCTATCCTAGCTGGACTCACAGCGAACGTCTTACTCTCTTGGTTGATTAAGAGGGACTTAGATGAAATAGAACAGGTCGTGGTGCAGATGCTCCTTGATCTAGGTAAACAAGGTATCTTAAACGTGGAGGTTGATGATGACTCTGGAGAAGCCTAAGGGCAAACGGGTATCACGCTACAAGAACGCTGAACAAGAAGGCGCAATGCGTACTGTTGCCATCAAGCCACTCAACGACAATCAAGCACTCTACCTCAAACATCTGGATGGCTCAGATCAAGTGATTGTCTGCGGGTTCTCTGGTACAGGTAAGACCTTTGTTGCAGCCACCTATGCAGCCAACATGTATGCCAACAGAGAGATCACCAAGATCATTCTGACCCGCCCCAACGTCTCTGTAGGTAAGGACTTAGGTTACTTCCCCGGTACACTCGAAGAGAAGTTTGCTCCTTGGGCTGCACCTGTGCTTGATGTTCTCAATGAGCAGTTGGGTAAGGGTACAGTAGAGACTGGGATCAAGAACGGCAACATCGAAATGGCACCCCTATCTACTATGCGGGGACGGTCGTTCAAGAATGCTTTCATTATCTTAGACGAAGCACAAAACACTTCCATCGCTGAGGTCAAAATGTTCTTGACTCGGATCGGAAAAGATTGTAAAGTTGTAATCAACGGTGACATAAAGCAGTCAGATATTGGTGGTAAGTCGGGCCTAGCAGCGATCATCCATCTTGTTAAGAAGCACAACCTGCCTGTGCCTATCGTTGAGTTCGGAGTGGATGACATTGTTCGCAGTGACATCTGTAAGCAGTGGATCGTGGCATTCGAGGAAGAGAAGCTATGACAGCAAGTCAGACGACGACAGACATGGTGAACAGCCCTGCACACTATGGTCAAGGGAAGATTGAGTGTATCGAATACATTGAAGACTTCCTCAGCCCAGATGAATACATTGGTTACCTGCGTGGGAACATTGCTAAGTACAATCATCGCTGGCGTTACAAGAATGGTCTAGAAGACTTGCGTAAGGCAGAGTGGTACCACAAGCGGCTCCTAGCTTTCATGGAGAAGCAAGTATGACTGAGGGTTTGCTGCTCTTAGCACTGGTAGTATTTATAATCTGGGCGCTCAATGGAGACGACTGATGAACGCATTTGAACAAGGATACAAAGATTTTGGCAAAGGGCAGACCACAAACCCGTACCACAAGGACACAACAAAATACAGAGATTGGGAGTTTGGATTCAACAAAGCCTATTCTCGAAACTTGGAGTGGGTCAGAGACAATGAACATCGAAGAAGAGGCCAAGGAGTTCAGAGCAAAGAAGAGGCATAGTGTCCCTCCTAAGCCCATGACTTCCAAAATCTACTTGATGGGAATGGCCATGAATGCACTCCTCTCAAGGTCTACTGGCCTCGTAAGAAGGGAAGAGATCAAGAGAGAAGCCGAAGAGTGGGCTGACTACATGCTTGAAGATTGAACTTAATAAATGACTTAGGGGGCCGAGGCCCCCTTTATCTTTTTGCTCACTCTACAAGTAGGGCATCGAAGTTCTTGGAGAAGTAAATTAGCATCTCCAACTTTTCAGCACCACCCTCTTCCTTGGCAAGTTCCATAGGGTTACCTTCATAGCCGAGGTAGTCCATAGCCCTTTTCAAGTCTTTCTTATTAACTGCAGACAAATCTCTCTTGAGTTTGATTAGGGTATCCTCACTTGAGAAACTATACTCCAAGACTTGCTCAGTAATGTTTTTAGCCCTTGTAGTAACCTCTTCCACTCTCTTTTCTTTAGTTGGCAAATCTTTATCAAAGAAATCAGGTTCTGCTTCAAGCATACGCTCTGCTTCTGCGTTAAGAATTGGGCCGAGGATGCCATCCATGGTATTCTTTACTTGGTCGTCTCCACCCCATTTGATGCCAGTTTGCCAAGACGACTTACCTGTGGCTGCAAGGATACGTTCAATAGCATTAGGGCTGGGGGATGTTCTGACACCACCCAAACTCTTACCCGGATCAGGGCGACCAAGATCAAAACCACGAGTAGCTGTAGCCGCTCTGGGTGCTTCAATACCACCAAAAATCTGATCTACGTAACGGAAGGATTCTGCGAGGAACTTATTGTTTGCCTGCTTACGGTCAATCTGAGTATAGTCATCAGACATCAAGATAGCCACCTGATTAACTGGGTCAAGAGGACGAAGCGCACCAGAGATAATACGAGAGCCAAGCCCTGAAAGAACCTCAAGACTACTTGCAAAAGCTTCATCATAGTCTCCGGTCAGTCCACTCTGTATAACCTCGTAGGTCTGTCTAGCTGCGTCGTCCATCTGACGGAAGGGTGCACCACCAAGAGTAGTAAAAGCTTCTTCTGCTAGAGAAGTAGGTATTTCTCCATCTTTCACATAGTGTGCAGCCATCTGAGTAATCATCATGACATAGGAGAGAGGAAAATCGTAGGTCAAATCTGCGATAGAGCCGTCATCACGAGGTTGTTGGTTCCAAGTCAAACCGCTCTCGACTTTCTCAATAGCTTGTGGCAGATACAGGGTAACAGCAGACCACCCCACAAGACCTTTTGCGAGAAGCTCCATCCCTTCCTCTTCTGCGAAGTCAATACGTGAAGGTGCAATGCCAGTCTT